TTCACTCTGGCAATCTTATCCTTGCCACGCCCCGGCGTATATTCGGATACGGGTATGCCCACTCTGCGTAATTCAAAGATCAAAGGAGTCCCGGCAGCCTTCGCTTCCACGATAAATGCATCCGGATCATACTGTTTGTACAATTGATATGCCCGTGACTTCAAATCGGGAAACTCCATCCTCTCCTGAAACGCATCCAGCAGAATAATATTTGCGTCACCGTCTTCTCCATAGAAAACACCCCATGTAGTACAGGCACTGTAGTCGGCAGTTTCCTTTGCAAGAAAGGCGGTATCCCAAGATTGAATCACGAATTCACAGACTGGAGGCTTTTTTCCATCCCACTCTTTCCACCACTCCCGTTTGATGATCGCGCCTTCTTCGGAAGAGGGGTCCTGCTGATACTGGGCACTCCATTTGGAGGCGGGCAGTTCCGCCTTAAGCACTTCAAGCTGCTCCAGTGGCCAGAATCCGGGCCACAAAGGCCTGCCGCTTGGAAGAATCGCGGGAAGTTCTATCACTTCCCACTCATCGGAACCGCCTCTTTCTATAGAGGCTTTGATGATACTGCCCGTTAAATCCTTCTTCGACCAACGGGTCATGACCAGACAGATGGCACCACCCGGCTGCAACCTCTGCCGTGGACCCGAAGTGTACCATTCATAGGTGCGGTCGTATACGGTAGGATCGTTCTGGGCGGCTTCCTGTTCTGAATGCGGATCATCCACGATCAAAATATCCGCACCCTTACCCGTTACGGCACCCCCTACCCCGATAGCGAAGTAGTCGCCCTTATGATTCGTATTCCAACGACCAGCCGCTTTCGAGTCCGTACTCAGGGATACATCGGGAAAGATCTCCTGATAATCATATGATCCGACAAGATTACGAACCTTACGACCGAATCCCACGGCAAGTTCTGCGGTATGTGCGGTCTGAATAACCTTCCTATCGGGATACTTTCCAAGATACCAAGCCGGAAAAAGATGTGATGCGAATTCCGATTTTGTATGACGGGGGGGCATGTTGATGATGAGACGTTTGAGATCGCCCTCCGCGATCCGATTGAACGCATTAGCCATAATACGATGGTGCCCGCCCTCAATGAATGCTGGCCAGACCATTTTTACAAACTCAAGAAAATCTCCTATACCAAGATTTCTACTCCGGGTATTTTCCAATTCATCTAAAAGATCTGCAAAATCCTTTCTATGGACGACAGGAAGACTTGTAATTTTTTTGAGATGTGTACTTATCGCCATAACATTCCCTGTTGAAGGATTCGTTACCCCACCAACAATCATTAACACTATGAGTAGCACAAGATGCAAGTGCCACCAAGATGAGTAAGGTTAATTTTTTTCTATTAGCCATAGTATATATATACTATACTAGATTCTATCTAGATTAGATTAATCTAGCTAGATAAAGTATACTCTAAATCATATAATCTATTTTACGGTTTAGTCTATGTCTCCACGAAAAAACAGACCTTCTGACAGAACATCCCAAGATTCTGTAAAAAATATTTTTGAGAGATACGAAATCTCGAAAGATGACAAACATATGATAGACTGTGCAGTAAAGTCGTATATGGCTGGTAGGGCAAGAGTAACGAGGGAACCCGGCAAGGAACGTACCTATTCCACAGATGAATTACAGAGACTCTACCCAGAATACTATACCAAGTTCAGTGAAGGAAAGTTGAAATTTTTTGGTGATACAGCATCTGATGTTATTGAAAAATACTTAAAATCAAAAGAAATACCTATCAACGATAAAAGATGGTTTGAACTAGCTAGGTGTGTAATCGTGATAGGAGAAGATAAAGTCCTCAAATTTCAGAATCGGGTGGGCAAAACATAGCACTTGGGGGGAGCGACGCAAAACTCCCATGGGGGGGGTCCCCCCCACTGGGGTCCAACAATTTTTTGGGACCCCTCAACCACCCTCCGAAAGGCCCCTAGCTAGGCCAAGCTGAGAAGACGCCACCTAGGGGCCTAGGTCCTGCAATTGGTAGCGATTGGCACTTATTGGTAACAGATGCCACATTGTTACAAAGCCATAAGTCTATATGACACAATGACTTAGGCCATCCATCCTAATCTTAACAAGATCTTAACGGCTTGACGATATATCAGCCCCTTATTTAGGCTTTCATCGTAGTTTGTTGTTAGCGGTAATCGTCGGGTCGCAGGGGCAGAGACCTCTCCCGACTACAGAATCCGCAGGGGCAGGGGCCACGACCGAGGGGAAGCTTTCTAGCCTACGCAACGAGTGATGATGTCCTAATCTGGACCGCATGCTCTGAAGCTACACAGTGTCTAGCGGAGTAGCACTCCGCTACTCCGCACTTCACTTGCCATTAGGAGGGAAACTATGGCAACTAAGACGAAAGACGCCCCTAAGAAGTGCGTCACGCTCTCGGCTTCTGCTAAGACGGTCCTTGTGGACCTGATTAACAGTGATCGGGAGGTCGCCAGTTGTTCCACGAAAGCTACCAAGTTACAGCTTAAGCTTAAGGAGGCTGAAGCTGTGGCAGGGGTAGTTATACGGGATCGAATCTTTCTGGGATGCAAACTTGCTAAGGTAATAGCGAGAGTAGCCAAGAAAGGGGATGTGCCCGCATTCCTAAATCGTGACATCTTCGCCAGTGAATTCTGGTCGAGATATCATGGTTCTATGGATAGCGTCGGAATAGCCTTTGCCAAATCTCAGATGAAGGTTCCGACTGAAAAGTCGCCGAAATCTTCTAAGGAGAATTGGACGAAGCACGTTGACAATGGGCAGAGCTTGATGCGTGACTATAGTACTGTTGCACATCAGGCGATAACCATCGTTATCGCGACTCCGAGCTTTGATTCTGGTCTGGCCTTCGTTAAGAAACAGTTGTTTAATGTTGCTGACGCAGACTGGAGTAAAAGCAAGAAGGCAGTTAGCGAGCAGTACTTCTCGCAACTGGAGGCCAGAAGTGAGTCCTTGATGAAAGGTCGGGCTAAAGTAGCCGATCTGAAATCTAAGGCAGACAAGGCCCAGAAAAACGTTGATGTCTCTCTAAACAAACTCCTTAATCGTGAGTCTGGAGAGCTGAAAACGGAGAAACCTAGGAAGCCAAAAACGGTAACGCTTTCATACTCGAAGTCTGAGTAAGGTTTCACTGGCCTAGTCCGGTAGGCTGAGGCCCCTTGCTCGACCCAACGCCGGAGGGTACGGGTCGGGCAGGGGCTATGCCTTTGGACAGTTCCTATTCATTCTAACTGGAGGGAAGTAATGAAACCGACAATGCCTTGTAAGAATTGGGAGAGAAAACCCAAGAGAAAGAAGCGAGGTATGAAGGGCTTCCGTAAGATGAAGGTTAGACCTTCTCGGAAGATGAGACGCTTTCTCCATATGGGACGGAGTAAGTAGAAGATTGGGGGGATGCTGGCTTAGGCCAGTGTCCTCCCTTTTTTTGTATCTGTTTATACCTGTACTACGCTACGCTCCCCCCCCTTAGTTCTAGGTACGTGCGCCTCACTGGGGGAAGCTCTCTCTCTTGTATCTCTAGGTACATGCGCCTCACTGGGGGACAGCCGGAAACCGTTCTCATCACTGGCTCACGGGCGTGGGATCTCCCTCCCAGATTTATATCGGGGACCCCGTTATAATCCTGACCCCATCTAGATCCAGAACTCACTTACTATATACCTAGGTACGTGCGCCCGTGCGTCTACGCGCTCGCTCAAGAGAGGCTCTATCTCAGTTTACTATGGGTATATCACGCATCAGCACCAAAGAACATCTCCAACCTCTCATTGATCTCCTTCTCTATCTCCTCCTCTGACCTATGCTCGACTACAATCTTGGTGCCCTCATCGAATAGACCCGTGGTCTTGCCTAGCAATTCCATCGCACGAATCTGTGACGCATCACTCACGTTGGGATCTTCAGCTTTAGTCTTCAGCCTATCCACAAGCCATTCATTCGTAAGCTTTTCGTGGGCTACCATCACCGCCCTGTCCTCCTCCTTCAGTGCCTCAATACGAGCCTTAACCTTAGGAACCTTCGCCACCTTGGATGCTGAATCCTTGATGGTCTTCTCTCTCTTTGTCTTGGGGTCGTAAGCCTTGCGATACGCATCAGCCAGTGTACTCCCCTCACTCACCAGAGTAGCGAACATCGCCTGCTTCTTAGTGAGTTCCGTGTACTGGGTGTCACCCATACCAATTCTCCCATGTGCGTGGTGTTTTCGTGGTCTTTGCGCGGTACCCTGCGTGGTACTCGCGTGGTACCAACAAGAAACTATGCCAAGAGAAGTCCTACAGCCAATAATAATTACAACGAATTAAAATTATTATTTACATTAAATCAACACCTCTACAACATGTACAACCTATTGACAAATCGTTAAATTTTAGGTGAAGTCGAAGCACACACGGGGGGGCAGGCGAGGGGGTTGAGGGGGCTGTAAAAGGAGGACGGTTTATATCGGACGATCCGATATAATTCTCTAACGAGTGGGGGGAAAATGAAACGGATCAGAGTCGAGAGGCCCAGACGCACAGGGCTAGTCAGTGGGGGTAGGCATCCCGAATGGGTGATGGATATCGTGGGTGATGTGAGTGACGTACACATCCACGTTCCTAGCATCCGCAAGTGGGAGCGTTGCAAGTGTGGCGCATCCACTCAGGCGCATAGGCGCATGTTCTTCAAAGCCATGGGTGCTGACACCGCGCAGGAAGCGCAACGGTTGAGCAAGCATGTGCGTGGGTACACATCCGTGAGCAACACGTTCAACGTCAGGCATCTACCTGAGATGACGGGCGCATACACGTTGCGAGCAAGTGGGGGGAGGGTAGCAGTCTAACCAAATTTATATCGGATGATCCGATATAATTCTTAAACAAGTGAGGGGTAGAACATCATGACCAGACAACACTTCGAAGCTATAGCTAAGGCGTTACGGGACTCACGCCCAGATGATCTGGAGGGGTTCATGACCAACCGACCTGCACCAGTGATGATGTCAGCAAGCCAGTCAAACAAGGTGTTCCAATGGTACAAAACAGTTATGAAAATGGCTGACATGTGTGAGACATTCAACCCAAGATTCGACCGCTCAAGATTCCTAGATGCATGTGGTTGGGAGGAGGTATAAATCATATGGGACAGACTAGAAAACAAAAGCACCAAAGGATGATGGAGAACCACGAATGTGTGTGCCACGGTTCAGGCAAAGAAGCCTACAGGCAACACAGAGCGTACCACATGGAGAGGAGCCGTGTCAGGCGGTTGGAAATCGAACGCAAGAAAGCACTTGTTGGTCATCTCACCGCTGATGACCTGCACAGGATTCTGAATGAGTGGATCACTGGTGGATTTCATAGACAGGTAGAGTACATGGATAACAGAAGTAATTACATCTTCCAAGATCGTGACATGCATGTCTCCGCGAGTCTACAGGCTGATGCAGTGGTGTATGGAACTGAGTTGCCGGACTGGGTGTCTGGCAACCAACACTTTCAAGCGTGTCTAAGAGAGGGGGATGAATCATGAGTGACCTAAGAGAATCCGTATCCATAGGTGATGATGGCACGATGGATACCGTTGTGAATTACGATGGCAGATTTGGCACGACACAGATCCGTTACGATAGCGAATACCGATTCTCGTTCGATAACGACAGTGCTTTTCTGGATGCAGTAGCAGAAGAGGTAGAGGAATGGGCAAGGTTTGAGGCGCGAGCGTGGCCGTACCATAACGATGGCAAGGAAAAGGGGGGGGAGAGGTCATGAGGATAGTAAGTGAGGGAGGCAGGACTTGGGGTATCATTGAGAATCCACTGCGAGATCCACCATTTCATAAGACCTATGTGGATTTGACTCAGGAGGATGTAGAGAGATTGCTTCAGCATGCACTCACGCACCAGTTGAGGGCAGAAATTCTTAAGAGAGAAGCTGAACCGCATGGGCGTACATGCACATGCTTCCCATGTGAGCAGTCGAATGAGCGCATGGATCGGGATGACCCAAGCGTGGGAGGATACGACCCAACCAAATAAAAGTTTTCTAAATCTATTTCTTTTTCTTTGTCAGCGAGGGATGCATCATGAGTAAGAGAAGCCAAGTAGAGAGGGAGCAAGCAACCGAATCCCTGCGTGAAGCACTACCAGAGGGGACAGCGGTCTATTGCATTATCACCAAGGTCGCCCCTAGTGGGGAAAGTAGGCACATACGGTTCTTCTATGTGCAGGATGGTAGGATTTTAGAAGCTACCACTAGGATATGTGTCGCCTTGGACTACCCATACAGAGATGCTACCCACTCTCTATTCGTGAGAGGGGGTGGTATGGACATGGGCTACCATGTTGTCGAGAGCCTGAGCTTCAGACTTTATGGTATAGGTGACAACAAGCTTAGACATGAGCGGATGTAGAGATGCGAACATGGAGGCTAGATCCTCCGGCATGTGATTGCCGGAACATATGCAAGAACCCTAACCACAACAGACCCGAATGGGTGGAGGAACCGATGACATTAGTAGAGCGAATTATACAGTACGCACAGCAAGAGGTGAGTGAGGGCAAGCAGACCGTGGAGAATCACGCATGCTTAAGCCACGAAGAGTGGAAGGTCATAGAAGGGAGGGTTGAGTTTGCTGAAGGACTCTTGGCTAATATCAAAGAGTGGCAGGATGAGGATGAGTATGAGATGGGACAGGCGAGGCTAAGGCTATCGCAGTAAGTAGC